GGGCATACCTCAAGCCGATCCTGGACGAAAACGGCGGCTGGGCCATGTTCATCACGACGCCGCGCGGCAAGAACCACGCGCACGCGATGTACGAGATGGCCCTGAAGAATCCGAAGTGGTTCGCCGAGGTCTCCAGCGTGCTGAAAACCGGCCGCTTCTCGAAGGCCGAGCTTGAAGAGCAGCGCGCGGAATACATCGCCATGTACGGCGAGGACCAGGGCAACGCGATGTTCGAACAGGAGCTGATGTGCAGCTTCGACGCGGCGATTCTGGGCGCCTACTACGGCAAGGAAATGGCCGAGGCTGAGGCCGAGGGGCGTGTCGGCAGCGTGCCGCATGATCCCTCGTTGCCGGTCTTCACCGCGTGGGACATCGGGCGCACTGACGACACCTCAATCTGGTTCTATCAGGTCGCCTGGGGTGAAATCCGGCTCATCGACCACTACAAGGCGAGCGGCAAGGACCCAATCCACTATGCCGAGGTCTGTCACGGCCGGAGGATCGAGGTCAGCGAGTACGGCGTGAACGGCAAGCCCGTGAAATGGGCCTTTGGCGCACCGCTTCCCGAACATGCTCACCGTATCGCTTACCGCTACGGCATGCACTGGCTACCGCATGACGCGCGTCCGAAGAGCTTCGCGTCGCCGCGCTCGGGCATGGAGCAGCTTCGCGATTTCCGCATCAAGGCGAAGATCACGCCGAACCTGAGCGTGCAGGACGGCATCCTTTCCGCTCGCGCGACGCTCAAGCACTGCTGGTTCGATAAGGACCGCTGCGCCTATGGCATCGAATCGCTGAAAAACTACCGGCGCGAGTGGGATGACGACAAAAAGATGTTCAAGGACGAGCCACTGCACGACTGGACCAGCCACGCATCGGACGCGTTCCGGTACATGTCGCTCGTGTGGCGCAACCCCGAATCCGACAAGCCTGCCGAAGCGCCACGTTTCTTCGAGCAGATGACTGCGAACGAAGTTTTCTGGCCCGCGCAGGGCACCCACCAACCCGAACGGGAGCGGATATGAACCCAGCTGCACCGGCTTATACGTACAAGCAGATCATCGCCTCCGGCAACGTCTGCGCCAATGACGGCATCCTTGGCGGCATCTTCGTGAGCGCTGCGAGCAATACGCCCACGATCACGGTCTATGACGACGCGGGCACTGGCACCACGACGAAGATGGTGGACACATTCACGCCTGTCGTGGGCTGGAATCCGATGCCCTTTGCTTTCTCGAAGGGGTTGAACGTTGTCATCGGCGGTACGGTTTCCGCGTCCGTCGGCTACGTGATGGGGTAACGCATGAGCAACGTCATGGATGGCAACGCCGCAGGCGACACCGCCGCTCCGGGAGATACTGAGGTCCTGCGCTGGATCAAGGAGATCGAGCTCTACGAGCAGAAGGCCGGCGAGTGGGAAGACAAGGGCAAAAAGATCCTGCGCCGCTACAAGGATGAGCGCAACTCGTCGCGCGAGACGAAGGAAGCGCGCTACAACATCCTGTGGTCGAACATCCAGACGCTGCTGCCAGCGCTTTATTCGCGCAATCCGAAGCCCGATTTCCAGCGGCGCTTTCTGGACGCCGATCCTGTTGGCCGCGTTGCGTGCGAAGTGCTCGAGCGTGCCGCGAGCTTCACGCTCGACAAGGAAGACTTCTACCTGACCGCGCGCCAGTGCGTGACTGATCGCCTGCTGCCGGGCCGAGGCACGGTGTGGATCCGGTATGTGCCGCACTTCGCCGAGGCCGCGACGCGCTCGCTCGGCACCGAGGTCGCCAACGAAGGTCTGCAGGTCGACGACGACGCCAACGCCAACGAACCGGCGCAAAGCGTCCAGCAGACCGCTTCATCGGGCGAGCCGATTGTCGAGACCGAGTACGAGGAAATCGACATCGACTATGTGCACTGGTCGGATTTCGGCTGCACGCTCGCGCGCGTGTGGCAGGAAGTGCGCGCGGTGTGGCGCAAGGTCTATCTGAACCGCAAGGAACTGGTTGGCCGCTTTGGCGAAGAGCGCGGCCGCGCGATCCCGCTCGACTACAAGCCCGAAGACATCAAGGGGCAGGAAGTCACCGAGTACCAGAAGAAGGCGTGCATCTACGAGATCTGGGACAAGGAATCGAAGCGCGTCTACTGGCTGAGCAAGTCGTATCCGACCGCGATGCTTGACGAACGCGACGACATGCTCGGGCTGCAGAACTTCTTCCCGTGCCCGCGGCCGATCACGCCGAACATGGCGAACGATAGCGTCATTCCTGTGCCGGACTACAAGATGTATCAGGATCAGGCGACGCAACTCGACGATCTGACCTCGAGAATCAAGCTGCTGAGCGATGCCATTCGCGCATCTGGTGTGTATGACTCCAGCGTGCCGGGCCTGCAGGGCATTCTTGCCGGCGGCTACGACAATCGCCTCGTGCCGGTCGAAGCATGGGCCGCATTCGCCGAAAAGGGCGGCCTGAAGGGTGCGATCGAGCTGCTGCCGATGCAGGACATCGCGCAAACCCTGCTCTCGCTTTACGAGGCGCGCGAGAAGGTCAAGGAAGACCTGTACGAAATCACCGGCATGGCCGACATCATCCGCGGCGCGAGCGATCCGAACGAGACCTATGGTGCGCAGAAGATCAAGAGCGCATTCGCGTCGATCCGTCTCGAGGACATGCAGGCCGAGGTGCAGCGCTTCGCGCGCGATGTCGTGGTGATGATCGCCGAGGTGCTCGCCAACCAGTTCGACATCAAGACGCTGGCCGAAATCTCGGGCTATCCGCTGATGACGACGCAGGAAAAGCAGATCGCGGCTCAGATAAAGCAGCTTGGCGCCGATCTGCCCGACGACATGGAAAAGCCTTTCCTTGAGCCGACATGGGAAGAGGTCGACCAGCTGCTGCGCAACGCCAATATGCGGCATTTCCGCCTAGACATCGAGACCGACTCCACGCTTAAGATGGACCAGATGCAGGAGAAGGAAGACCGCACCGAGTTTCTGACAGCAGTCGGCAATTTCCTCAAGTCGGCCGCCGGCGCCGATCCGGTCATGGTCCCGCTGCTTGGTCAGCTCCTGATGTTCGCGGTGCGCGCCTTCCCGGTCGGCAAGCAGATGGAATCGGTGCTGCAGGAGACTGTGGACGCGCTACAGAAACGCGCGAAGCAGCAGCAGGACAATCCGCCACCGAACCCGGAGCAGATCAAGGCGAACACGCAATTGCAGATCGCGCAGGGCAAGCAGCAAGGCGATATGCAGATCGAGGCCGGGCGCCAGCAGCTCGAGCGCGAAAAGATGCAGGGCGAGCAGCTGGCCGACATCCTGCGCGCGAAGCTGGATGCATGGGTTGCCGAGGAGCAGCAGCAGGCGCAGGGCCGACAGGCCGCGCAGGAGCAGCAGCTCGAAGCGCAGCGCGCGGTGCTCGAGCAGCACACGCAGATGGCCGCCGACCGCATGCGCGCCCAAATGGACCAGCAGACGGAGCAGATGAAACAGGCCTTTGCACTGCTGATCGCGCAGCTGAACAATGCAGCCAAAATCGAGGTGGCCGAGATCGGCGCGCAATCCACCCTAGACGCTGCACAGGCCAGCGCCGCGGCGGCCGCCTCCAACGGAGCGAACTGATATGCCGATCTATACCGTCAAATGCCCATGCTGTGAGGCAGAGGCCGACATCTACCGGACCGTCGATGAACGTGATCGCGACCTCCCGAAATGCCCGTGCTCTGGCGCTGACATGTATCGCAAGGTAACCGCACCGTACGTTGCGCCCGACATCCAGGCGTATCAGGCGGTCGCCGTCGATGTGGCCACCGGCAAACCGCCGGTCATCAGCAGCCGCAGCGCGCACCGCGATTTCCTGAAGCGCAATGGCTACATCGAGGTCGGTAACGAGCCGATCGGGCGCAAGGCCGGCGAGATTCGCGGCGATTTCAACCTGCGCGGCGAGCTGACGGCGGCCACGCGCGAAGTTCTGGGGAAACATCGATGATCGGATCCTTCCTGCCGCGCCTCGTCGCGCTGCTGCATCAGGCGCAGGCTCAGGCCGCACAAAAGGCCATGCAGGCAGCGATGGCCGCTCAGCATCCGCAGGGCGGCGCGCCTATGTCGCCGCCGGCGCCGCAGCCGCCGCAAATGCCGCCGCCCGGCGCGCCCATGCCCCACTAGCACCGAAATTTCCCGCTGCCTAGCATCCTGTGCATGCCAACCAGCGGGGAATTTTCATGGAAGTCGCCACCGAACAGACGCAGCCGGAAGCACCCGAAACCCAGACGCAAGAGCTTTCGCTGCGCGAGGAAATCGTCAAGAACCTGGCTGACCTGAAGGGCGAGGCGACCGAAGAAACCACCGCGGCCGCGCCGGTCGAAAAGCCCGTCGCGGCCACCGAGCCGATCGACAAGACGGGCGCCCCCGCGGCGGCCACCGAAACCCAGACTGCGACGACGCCGGCCGAGACGAAGAGCAAGGCGCCGCAGTCATGGAGTGCCGCGGACCGGGCGCATTGGGACAAGATTCCCGCCGAAGTGCAGGCCGTCATCGCGCGCCGCGAAGAAGAAGCGCACCGCGGCATCACCACGATGGGCCAGGAAGCATCGTTCGGCCGCAAGATCAACGAAATTGTCACGCCGTACCTGCCGATCATTCGCGCGGAGGGCGGTACGCCGGAAGGCGCGGTGCGCGATCTTCTCCAGACCGCATATGTGCTGCGTACGGCCAACACCGAGCAGAAAACCGCCCTGTTTCGCCAGATCGCGACTCAGTACGGTGTCGATTTAACCGCTGTTGCTCAACCGGCAGCCGAGGTCAACCCCGAGTTGCAAGCACTCCGGCAGGAGCTTGCGCAGGTCAAGGGCTATCTCGCGAGCGGCGAGCAGCAGCAACATCAGCAAGTTCAGGCGCAGGCACAGCAGGTGATCGAAGCGTTCGCTGCGGATCCGAAGAACGAGTTCTACGAGCAGGTGAAACCCTTGATGGGTCAGTTGCTGGTCTCGGGACAGGCTTCGACGATGCAGGACGCGTACGAGCGCGCATGCTGGGCCGTACCTGATGTTCGTTCCACAATTCTGAGCCGCCAGCAGGCGGAATCGGAGGCGAAGCGAGCAGCCGAGGCGAAAGCCAAAGCTGATGCGAAGCGACGTGCAGGCGGATCGATCAGCGGATCGCCGGGGTCACCTGTGACCACCGGGACCACCGCGAACCCGAACCTCTCCCTGCGCGATGAACTGAAGCAGGCCTTCCGGTCTGCGACAACCTCTTCGTAAATCTCGTCAGGAGCCTCACCATGGGACTGCAAAACCCCAGCAGCACCTTGACGGAAATCGTGACCACGACCCTGCGCAACCGCACGGGCAAGCTGGCCGATAACGTCACCAAGAACAACGCGCTGCTCTACCGTCTGCGCCGGCGCGGCAACGTCAAGACCGTCTCGGGCGGTCGCACCATCGTCCAGGAACTCGAATACGCCGAAAACGGCACGTTCAAGCGCTACAGCGGTTACGAAGCGCTGAACATCTCGCCGTCCGACGTGTTCACGGGTGCCGAGTTCAACTACGCGCAGGCAGCTGTCGCGGTGTCGATCTCGGGTCTGGAGCAGCTCCAGAACAGCGGCGAGGAAGCGATCATCGACCTGCTCGAATCGCGGATCAAGAACGCCGAGAAGACGCTGGTCAACAACATCGCGCTCGACTGCTATTCGGACGGCACCGCCGACGGCGGCCGGCAGATCGGTGGCCTCGCGCTGCTGGTGTCGGCCACGCCGTCGACCGGTGTGGTGGGCGGCATCGATGCGTCGACCAGCATCGGCGCGTTCTGGCGCAATACCGCGTTCTCAGCTGTCACGGACGGCGGCGCCGCGGCGACCTCGGCGAACATCCAGTCGTACATGAATCGCGTGTACGTGCAGCAGGTGCGGGGCACGGACAAGCCGGATCTGATCATCGCCGACAACAACTATTGGCGGCTGTACCTCGAGTCGCTGCAGGCCATCCAGCGCATCACCTCGAACGAAATGGGCGAAGCGGGCTTCGACTCGCTGAAGTACATGAATTCGGACGTGGTGCTCGACGGTGGCTTCGGTGGCGGCGCGCCGACGAACACGATGCAGTTCCTGAATACGGACTACATCTACTTCCGGCCGCACACGGACCGCAACTTCGCCCCGATCGGTGACGATCGGTTCGCCGTCAACCAGGACGCGATGGTCAAGATCGTCGGCTTCGCCGGCAACATGACCGTGTCGAATCGCCGTCTGCAAGCCATTCTCAAGGGCTAAGGGGAACCTCATGGCTTTCACTGCATTTGATCCGATTCTCGGCGTCGTCAACCTGACGGACGTCGATACGGTCGGGCCGGGCCCGCTGAACCTCGTGAACGGCAGCGGCGCGGGGCGCCAGTCGTTCTACTTCGAGAAGATCCGCGGTAACGACGCGGCTCTCGGCGGCGGCGAGTTCGTCTACGCGCAGGCTGGCGCGGCGCTGACGCCCGGCGCTGTCGTTCAGTTCACGCAATCGCTGTCGAACGGCGTGATCGTCGATAGCGCTGCGCTGTGGACCGGCACGGCAAACTCGGGCGACATCCTCGGCGTCGCACTCGCGGCGCTGGCGATCGGCCAATGGGGCTGGTTCCAGGTCGGCGGCCACGCTGTCGTCAACTGCTCGGGCGCGCCGGTCGCTGGCAACCCGGTGTACTGGCAGGCCAACGGCGTCGTCAGTCCGACGGCTGTCGCTGGCAAGCAGATGGAGGGTGCGAAGTTCTCGACCGCGCCGGCCATCACGCTCGGCAGCGGCTCGACGGCGCGCACGCTTTCGGCGACGCAGGCTGTCGTGCTGCTGAACTCGCCGACGGCGCAGGGCGCTATTACCTAACGGACGCGCGAGCGTCGTTCCACACGAGGGGCCTCGCGCCCCTCTCTTTCTGGAGTCTCTCCCACCATGGATTTCGCACAGGCCAAAGTCATCGAGCAGGGCAATCAACTTCACGTGGTGCACGGCGATGACGCCAAGCTCTACGTCGAATTCACGCTGGAAGCGGTGCATCAGCCTGCGCTGTCCGAACAGGAGGGGCGGCCGATCTACAAGGACGTGCCGCATATCCGCATTCACTTCCCGGGCGATCGCACGAAGCAGATCTTCCGGCCGGTGAAGATGGAAGACGATCATGTCGGGCCGGCTGACCCGGTGCGCTTCTCGCGCCAGTGGGTCGCGTTCAAGGCGCAGCAGGAGCAGGTGCAGACCGGCACGCCGCTGATCGAGTGGGGCCCGCTCACGAAATCGCAGGCTATGGAACTGAAGGGCCTGCACATTCACACCGTCGAGCAGCTCGCCGGCATCGCCGACAACAACCTGACGTGGCTCGGCGCGCGCGAACTGCGCGAAAAGGCGATTGCGTGGCTGAAGCAGGCCGACAGCGGCAAGGAAGTGATCCATCTCAAGGCCGAGCTCGAGAAGCGCGACATCGATATCGCCCACCTGAAAGAGCAGATGCGCGAAATGGCTGAGCGCATGGACGCGATGACGCAGGCCGACAGCGGCAAGAAAGCGGCCGCGGTCAAGAAAACCGCAAGCGAGTAAGCCATGACCCAGCCCATCACCGCATCGAATGGGCGACTTCGGGCTGCCGTCGCCCTCGACCGTCATCGGCAACACCGACAAGACGGTGCGCCAGATGCTGATCCACGCGACGCGGATCGGCGAAGAGCTGGCCGCGAAGGGCTCGCTTAATGACGGCTGGCCGGTGATGAGGAAGGAATACACCTTCAACCTCGTCGGCTACGGCGGATTCACCGGCAACACGACCGAGGGCAGCAACGTCATCACGGGCATGTCCTCGGTCGACAATATCACCGTCGGGATGATCGGCTCGAGCACCGCCATTCCGTACGGCGCGACAGTCACTGCGGTCGATACTGTCGGCCTGACGGTGACGATCGACCAGAATGCGACATCGACCGATAACGGCGTCAACTTCGCGTTCGGCAACGAGAGCTACCCGATTCCCGCCGACGTAGATCACTTCATCCAGCAGACCGGCTGGGACCGTTCGTTCCGCTGGCAACTGGTGGGGCCGCTCAGCCCGCAGGAGTGGCAGGTGCTGAAGTCTGGCATCAGCCCGACCGGGCCGCGCCTGCGCTATCGCATCATGGGTGGCCGGATCTTCGTGAACCCTGTGCCGGCCTCGCTCGACAGTCTGGTGATGGAGTATTACTCGACTGGCTGGTGCCAGTCTTCGCAGGGCATCGCGCAGACTGCATGGGCGGCCGATACCGATACGCCGGTGCTGCAAGACCGCCTGTTTATCCTCGGCATGATCGCGCGCTGGCTGAACCGCAAGGGGTTCGATTCGAGCGTCGCGCAGGATGAATACGACAAGGCGGTCGATGCCGCGATTGGGCGCGCCGGCGGATCGCGCGTGCTGCCGCTCAATGCGCGCGCTGAGCCGCCGATCCTTCTCGGGTCTGCGAACGTGCCCGATACGGGCTTTGGCTCCTGACATGCGCCAGCCCAGGAATCGCGCCGCGCGCGTACAGGTCGCATCGATCCCGCCGTGCGTGGGCGGTCTGAACACGATCGACGCTGTCGCGAACATGCCGGAGACCGATGCGGTCATTCTGGACAATTACTTCCCCAGCACCGCCGACGTAAAGCTGCGCAACGGCTATCTGACCTGGGCAACAGCAATCACCGGCAATGTCGAGACGCTCGCGCCGTATACGGCAGGGACGACGGCCAAGCTCTTCGCGATCGCCGGCGGCTCCATCTATGACGTCACAGCGAATCAGGCCGCGACGTCGCCGGTAGTCGAGGGACTGACGAATTCTCGCTGGCAATGGGTTGATTTCTCGAACGCGGGCGCGACGTTCCTCGTCATGGTCAACGGCGTCGACTCGCCGCAGATCTTCGATGGCACCACGTGGCACACCGTGCGCTCGGTCGATGCGCAGACAATCGCTTCCATCACGCAGGTCGGCACCACGGCCACGCTCACGACGAGCGCCGCTCACGGTCTGACGACGGGCGATGAAGTGACCATCAGCGGCGCGACGCCGGCCGCGTATAACGGTTCTTTCACCGTCACCGTGACCAGCGCCACGACCTTTACCTACACGATGACCACCGCGCCGGGCGTCGATGCGACAGTGGTGGGCACGTATGTGGTGATGTGGAATATCACCGGCGTCGATCCGACGACGCTGGTGCACGTTCAGGTATTCGCGAACCGCCTGTGGTTCACGCAGATGAACACGATGCAGTCTTGGTATCTGCCGATCGGTCAGGTGGGCGGCGAGGCGATCCTGTTCGATGTGGGCCCGCAGACGGTGCTCGGTGGCTTCCTGATGGGTATCGCGACGTGGAACGTCGACAATTCGGCCGGCCTGAACCCGTACATCGTGTTCGTGACGTCGATGGGCGAGGCCGTCGTCTATGTCGGGTCCGATCCGTCGCAGGCCGCCAGCTTCACCATCTCCGCGCGCTTTCGCATCGGCGCGCCGATCGGGCGGCGCTTCTTCGAGAAATATGGCTCTGATGTTGTTTTCGTCGGCAGCGACGGTCTGACGCCGCTCAGCAAGGCATTGCTCACCGACCGCGCGCAGCGCTCCATCACTCTCACCGAGAAGATCAGCCCTTCGGTAAACGCCGACGTGATGAACTTCGGTAACAACTTCGGGTGGCAGTGCGCCCTCTATCCGGACGGCAACAAGCTCATCATCAACGTGCCGTCGCAGGAGGATCAGACCTCGTACCAGTATGTGATGAACACCATCACGAGCGCGTGGTGCCGCTTCACCGGCTGGAATGCCTTCTGTTTTGCGTATTTTGAAAAGGCACTTTATTTCGGCGGCGCGGGCTTCGTGGGAAAGGCCGATATCGGGTTTAGCGACGGCGGCATGGCGATCGCGAGTGACATCAAGCCTGCGTTCAACTACTTCGGTCTGCGCGGGCAAGAGAAGTATTTCAAGATGATGCGCCCGGTCTTCCTGACCAACGCCCCCATCCGGCCGCAGCTCGATATCTCCGTCGATTTCAGCAATCTGCCGCCGACTGCGACGCCCACTTTCACGCAGGGCAACCTCAACCAGTGGGACCTCACGCCCTGGGATCAGCGCCTGTGGGGAGACGTCGAGGTGGTTCAAAGCGATTGGGAGAGCATCGACGGGCTTGGCTACGCGGCGACCTATCGCATGCGCGCGCTGACGCTCGACGTGCAGTTCTCGATTGCCTCGGTCGACTTCATGTTCGAACCGAAACTTACGCCAACACTTTGATTTTTCCCGCTGCCTAGAATCGCAGGCATTGATTTTCCATCTTCATGCACGTGCCCCGCCATGGGGCCTGTAAAAGGTGCGCCGGGCTTGATGCGCGCGCCTTCTGTGCATCCAGCTTTGCGCGCCGGGAACGGAACCGATGAAGCGCATTGTCTGGGATCAGCCCGAACGGGTCATGCAGTTTGTTGCCGCACGCACGGGCGAGGGCGTCTATCGCGACTACACCGCGATCGGGCTCGAGCGCGATGGCGAACTCGTCGCGGGCGTCGTCTACAACGCGCACACCGGCCCGAACCTCATCACACATATCGCCTCAGACGGCTCCCGCGCATGGCTCACGCCGGCCTATCTGGCAGCCATCTTCCGCTACCCATTCCTGCAGTTGCGCTGCGCGCGCATCACCGCGATCGTGCGGGCCGATAACGCTGATTCGGCGCGCTTCGTCCAGCATCTCGGCTTCACGGAAGAGGGGCGCCTGCGCCGCGCGGAAGCCGATGGGACCGACCTGATTATCTTCGGCATGCTGCTCAGCGAATGCCGCTTCATCGAGGGAAAACACCATGCGGCACTGCTTCGAGCAGCCTGACCTTCCCGTTCTGGCATTCCGCAAAGCGCTGGGCGCGAACCGGCCGTCGACGCTCGAGGGTAAAGGCGGCGGCGGCAGCGCACCGCAGGCGCCGAATCCCTTTGACGTTGCAAACGCAACGACGCAGACGAACGAGAACACGGCCGCCTATAACAAGGCGCTGAACCTCAATAACTACTCGAATCCGTTCGGCTCACAGTCCTCGCAGATCGTCGGTACCGACCCGCAGACCGGCGCGCCGATCTACAGCACGAACATTTCGGCGAGCCCGCAGTTGCAGTCGCTCATCAACGGCGCGATGGGTCAGGCCGGCAACTCCAACGGCACGCTCAACAGTGCGCTGTTCGGTCTGGGTGGCATCAATTCGCAGCTCGGCGCGCTGGGCAATTCGATCGATCCGCAGGCGGCGCAGTTGGCCGGGCAGCAGGGCCAGCAGGCTGCATATGCCGCGCAGACGCAATATCTTGATCCGCAGTTCTCGCAGGGGCAGACGAGCCTCGAGTCGCAGCTTGCGAATCAGGGCCTCACGCCCGGCTCGCAGGCCTACACCAATGCGATGACGAACTTCAACAACGCCAAGCAGCAGGCGTACAGCAACGCGCAGAACCAGTCGATCCTGACCGGCCAGCAGATCGGTAGCCAGATGCTCAACAACGAGCTGAACACCGCGAACACGAAAGCGGGTCTGCTCGGGCAGCAGGGTGCGAACTATGGCCAGCAGGTTTCGCTGTCGCAGATCCCGTATTCGCAACTCGCTTCGCTCGCGGGGCTCGTGCCGGGCAACTCCGGCACCGCGCAGTCCGCTGCGTCGCCGGCGAACATCGCGCAGGCATTCCAGAACCAGTATCAGGGTCAGCTGAACGCATACAACGCCTCGACGGGTGCTTCCAACTCGCTGCAGAGCGGGCTTTTCGGGCTTGGCTCGGCCGCTCTGCTGGCGTTCGCATAGGGAGGCGCAATCATGCTCGGCGATATCGGCGACTACATCAAGGCGACCTTCGGGGAGATCGGACATCACCCCCTGCAGGCGGCGGGCGCGGCGCTCGGCGTGCCTGGCTACGACCCGTTCTTCGGTGGCCTGTTCAACAACCACCAAGGGGGGGCGCTCCTCAGTCCGACCGGCAATTTCACGTCGAGCGCGTGGAATGAAATGTACAAGGACAACCCCAATTCCACCGCCGGTCTGGATCTCTTTCACAAGACGAACTCGATCGCCGACGTCATCGCACCGATCGTCGCCGGCGGCTATGGCGCGGGCGCGGCGAGCGGCTCCGGTGGCTTCTTCGGCCTCGGCGGTTCAGGTGCCAGCGGTGGTGGCGCGAGCGGCCTGACCGGGCTTTTCAGCGGACCGGCGGCGGTGGGCGACTCGGGGCTGACCAGCACCGTATCGGCGGGTGGCTCGGGCCTCGGCTCCGCGGCTGGCAGCGACCTGGGTGGTGCGCTCGGCAGTTCGCCGACGGGACTCTTTAGCGGGCTGCTGCCCGGCGGCGGCATGAGTGGTACTGCAAGCGGCGCGCTCGGCGGTGGTATCTCGGGAGACGTGGCCGGTTCGTCGTCACTCGGCGGCGCAACGATGGGCGGCTTTAACACATCCGGGATCCTGAACTTCGCGCAGAAGGCGTTGCAGCAGCAAAGCCAGCAGGCCAGCCAGCGCGCGCAGCAGGCGCAGAACCAGCGCGACCAGTCCGGAGACTATGCGGCGCCGCAGGCCATCCTCACTGCGCCGCCGCGGCCGACGCCGACCGTCAATTCGCAGCTGCTCGGGCAGCTGCTGCTCGCTAACCGCGGTTCGTATCCGATGGGAGCCTACTGATATGGCCGGTCCCGCTGCACAAGGGCTGCTCGGCAACCCGCTTATTGCCAACCTTCAGCCCGATCAGATCCAGACGCTTGCGCAGCTTCAGCAGCAGCAGGCAATCGGTCAGGCGCTGCTCGGGCAGGGTCTGCAGCCGATCGACACGACCGGCCGGCAGGTGGGCGGCGTCGGCTATCGCGTGAGCCCGCTGGAGGGAACGGCCAAGCTGTTACAGGCCTATCTCGGCAACAAGCTCGCAACGGGCGCGATGGGCCAACAGGCACAGCTGATGAGTTCGATGTACGGCAACGCGTTCGGTGGCCAGCCGCAGACTGCAACCGCCGCGGCGCCCGCTCAACCCGGCGCGACCGATGCGGGCGGCGTCGATGCGGGCGGCGTCGATGCGGGCAGCGGCGGCTCCGGGCCGGGCGTGCAGTCGTTCCCGGTGTCGTTGAACGGCCAGCCGTCACCGCAGGCTATCGGCGCCGCGATGACGGGCGCCGCGCACGCACCGCAACGTGTTGGCCCGCTGACGATTCCCGGCTACACGCCGCAGGAGTCGATGCAGCTTTATTCGATGCTCGGGCCGGATGGCTACACGAAGCTGCTCGCCGCGCGCACCGCGCCGACCGCGGCCACGCTTGCGGCGCAGCAGGGTGGGTTCGACCCGGCCGCAGCCAACCAGCGCGCTTTCCTCAAGGACACGTATCTCGCGCCGACGAGCGGCACCGGCATTCTCCGCGACCCGATCACGAAGCAGCCCGTCGCATTCAACCCGGCGATTCCCGAGGGCGCGACGCCGCTCTTCGATGCGAGCGGAAATGTCGCGGCGCTTCAGGCGACGCCGGGTGCGGCGGGTGTTACGCAGACGATGGCGGCGGCGCGCGCAGCTGGCGAAGGCAGCCAGCTTCCGTATTCCGGCGTCGATGCACAGGGCAACCCGCTGCCGGTGACGAACCGCACGACGGCGGCCACGGGCAATGTGCCGCTGCCCCTGCGCAACAACAATCCGGGTGCGGTGTCGCCTGGTGGCGTGGTCGCGCAGTATCCGGACATGCAGACCGGGCTCGCAAAGATGGATCAGAACCTCGCGAGCTACGCGAACGATCCGAAGGTGAAGACGCTCGGCGACGCGATCACGAAGTGGGTTGGCTCGCCGCCGAACGCGCCGGCCTACGTGAAGGATGTTTCGACGCGCTTGGGCATCCCGGCGAACACGCCGATCGACCTTACGAACCCCGCGCAGCGGCAGGCGATCAGCACGGCCATCATGCTGCACGAGAACGGACCCAGCGCGGTTTTCAGCGGCGCGCAAGGCGGTGGTGGCCAGCCGATCTATGCCGCGGCGCCGATGGGCGCGCAGACCTCGGCTGATACCGCCGCGCGCAACCAGCAGGACGAGCTTTCGAAAAAATGGACCGACCTGAACGCCCAGAACCAGCAGGCGCAGGGCGTCATCTCGAACCTGCAGAACATCAAGACGCTGGCCGCCAAAGCAATCACAGGGCCGCAGTCGGATCGCCTTGCATACGCGAATGGACTGTTGTCGCTCGCTGGCAGCGAGAAGGCAACCGACGCGGCGACAGCCAACGACCTGCTCAACAAGTATTCGAATCAGATCGTCACGCGACTGAGCCAGGGGGGCATGGGGACGGACGCGGCGCGTTCGATTCTGCAGTCGGCTTATCCGAATGCGCACATGACGGCCGGTGCGATCAACGAGGCGGCCGATAACCTCGTCGGCGCGCAGCAGATGGTCCAGGCCAAGGCACGCGTGCTCGCGCCGTTCCGCAGCAAGAACGACGCGAGCGGCTATACGAGCACCGAGCTGGCCTTCGACCAGAACGCCGATCCACGCATCTTCCAGTACGCGAACATCAAGGATCCGGCCACGCGCAAGGCGTTCGCGCAAAACCTCATGCAGCAGGATCCGACGATCGTGCAGAAGATCCAGACGCTGCAGTCGCTGGGGGCGCTTAAATGACGGA